GAAGGATGGTACCAGATTCACAATGGCAAAGCTGACATGTGGGGCAAGTGTGACCTTCAAGTGCACCAACAGATGACTGGCACCGCTGTACCATACAAACACCCGCTCACTGTACTGCAAACTCCGCCCCAGGCCCAATACGACTACAACGAGTGCACCCTGTTCTATACGTACACCACAGAATTGATTCCAGTAAAGATTGTCCGTTCAAAAATCAGCGATGACACGGCACAATGGTGGTTCGAAGATGTCAAGAAATCACCTGCCCAAGTAGCATCTCTCGTTCTCCAACACATGGGTGCCGAAGAGGTTTCCAGCGTCGACAGACAGAAAACTATGGAACTGATCCAGAAATACATTGAAAAATCAAAAGTCTTGAGTGCGGTCGCTGAACTGAAATTCTGCCAAGAAAATGATCTCCCCTGCTACAACGGTGTCAGCATCCACAGACAACACCTGCTGCCTTGGCTCAAACTGCCATATGAAGTCAAACTGAAATATCTCCAGAACAACCATAAACGAAACCTGATCGCAGTTCCTCTGACATGCTATGCACTACTGACAACGTCCACAGCAATATGGAGAAAAATGAAACAGGCGGTATACTACATGAAGAGAATTAAAGGCATCGAAAATCCCGCAACTGCTTTTGAATGTGCCCTACACATGGCCAAGAACACTCCCACTTGGTCCTTCACAAAGTGGATCCCCACAGCCCTAGCCATTTTCTCCCTAGGCGCTCTCATGTACTACTGTGCTCCCCAGATGAAAGTTGACGAATACGACTACAAGCACAAACACAACTTCATGGATTTGCACCTCGATCCAACAGAGTACGTGGGACGGTATGACGAAATAACCAACAAAGGGCTCGAGATCAGAATGCCGCAAGCAGTAGACAAGCCACGAAAGCACATGCACCACGACACCTATTACAAAGTGAAGCCAGTTCCCAAAATCGTCGCAGCGAACAAAAACCTCATCAGCCTGAAACTGGATCACGACATCCTGAACCACCCTAGTTTCAGCGAGACGACCAAACAGGGTAAAGACCATGTAGAAACCGGATTTACAGTGGAAGACGCTGGAGGAGAGTACAAGGCATTCGAATGGTCAGGACACAGTGCACAAAACATGATGTATGCATTGCTACTCCGACAGGTAGGCACCTACAACTTCCCCGAT